GAACCTGATGTATCTTCAGGAAGAAGACGGAATGAAACTTCAAACATTGACGGTTCGTCACGCTTTGCTGACACAGTTACGTTCTCAATTGAAAGAGCACGATATGCTGCGTAGATACGTTCTTTATCCGCAAATGTTGCTGGGTCACCAGATCCTGGACCAACAGCAACGATTCCTCGTTCTACTGGAACATCTCCAATGTCTCCTGCACTCAGGTTAAGTGTTTGACCTGTAGATGCATTTTTGTTTCCTGTAACTTTGTCATCAGAGTATGCTAATGCTACAAGCAAGTTTTCTAGGGTTGCTTCAGCAAAAGCGGTAGCAAGATTTACCTGCATACCTTGCTTGTATAGTCTTGCAACGTCAAGAATTTGATCTACCTGAACTTCACCGAAGTCTGGTTGGAACTGTAATTCAAGACCGTTCATTGTGTAACCAACGTTTGTATAGGAAGCAGCGGATGTAAGTGTGTCTTTATAAGACTCACTTGAATCAATTACTGCTAGTGATCCTAAAGTTGTTGGAGTCAAAGTATTATCATTAATGAAGAATGCTGCTGCACCTACAATAATGTTATTTGACGTACCACGGCTATATGGCATATTATTTCACCTCTTTCATAAAGTATTTATTAAGTTGTTTGGCGTGTTTCCTCTAAAACCAATTATACCGCTTTTTATGTATATCTAGAGTCTGAGTCAACTGCAACATGATAGTCATACTCAACAATTAACTTGTTTACAAACAGGGTCCTTGCTGAGGCTAGTTCTGCTATGTCTCTGCTTTCGTCTGCCTGGTATACCCTGGTACTATGAAACATAATGTTGAAGGGGGTAGAAATGTCCGCATTAGCATTTAATATAGGGTTGTTAATATTATATCTATTTACGTCCTCTGCTGAGGAATCTTCACGATCAAGGGCATTGGATATAACACGAACAGTGTCTATCAACTTGCCAACATCTGTAGAATAAATAAAATATATTAATTGCTCTCTTTTTTGTAAATAAAACGGAGTAGGCCTAAATCTCATCAATCTATCGTAAACAATTAAAATAGGGCTTTCTGTTTGTCTAATTTGAATGTTATCGTTATATAAGTCTTCAATGTTTGTTGGAAACTGTGCTGGAACCATTGGGCTTAAGCCTTCTGACTCTGCTATAAGTTCATAGTGTTCCAACTCAGATAAAATATATCTGTTTAAAAAGGTTGGTGGAAATCCAGTATCAGTTAATATAGCCATAGTCTTATTCTACCCCAATTGTTGCATTAGTTATCCATTTAAAGCCCGTATCAATTCCCTTGCTTCTACCCGCTTTTGAACCAGCCTTAAAGTTTTTCTTATATAGTGTTGGTTTTTTAATATAGTCATAAACTCCAGATGCTCTTAAAAAGGATTGTTTAAAATACCTGGTCATAAACTCATCAAAAGCAGATTCAAAACCACCAACAACAAAGTCTCCTCCTGGATTTTCAATTTTAATTGGTCTACTTGTAAATACTTCTCCACTAGGTCCATTGAACTTTAACGTTTTAGACTTTGTTGGTTTAATAGTTACTGGAATGCCTTCTTCCATAATTTTTGCTTTATTGTAAAACGGAGTAGTCATATTTTCAGAAACACTTCTTGATTGTTTAAATGTAGAGTTAACGGAAAGTCCTAGATTGCTAACTGTGTAATTTAAATTAAACAGTCTTGCACTTGGACTGCTAACTTGATTCCACTCATAGACATGGTGTAGTGTTTTTGGATTTGCCCTGGCTTGTACATCAATATATTGCGCTAATGCCTGAATAGCCCCCGCACCTAGTCTATCAAAAAATATTTTTTTGCCACGATCAACGCCTTCTAAAAATCCAAGAGAATAATTAATAATATTATTCATTTGTTTAGTAAAGGATGCCGTGCTTGTTCTTGCTATCACTAATCACCTACAGTCTGATTCTCAGCCCTACGCCATAACATTTTGTAATATTCTGTGTATCCAAATGGGCCAGTAAAAGGTTCAACTGTTGCTACTTCGTAAATTGTTCCTTTGCCTGATCTTGCTCCCGCTGTTTCTTTGTAGATAAGAGTATCGGATGCATCTCTAATATTTGTTACAAGTATATTTGTTGTTGCATTGTTTGCACTGTTTGAAGAAAGTCTTGGGTCTTCTTTTGTTCTTGCAATAAGTTTGTTTTCATATTTTAAAAAACTATCTGGCTTAACATCTTCCGATCCTAGCCCACCTACAGATGTAGCGTTACAAGTAATTGTTCTATCATATACCCAATTTTTTGTAGGTTGACCGTAGCCACCTTGTGCAATAATCGGGAAGTAAATGTCAGCCTTCATTGGAAACATAAAGTCTGTGACTTCGCATGCATCCATTACAACACTCCAGGACGAACAATATTATTGACATATTTAGACAAAATCTTGTCTACAATAATATTTCCAGTACCCTCAATCATTCTTTTATCGTACTCAATTTTAAATTGATCAGTGCTGTAGTTCTTAATATATCTCTTATAATAATCTAATTTGCCACATCTAATATCTTCAACTAATAACTTTGTAGCATCTTGAATATCAATAGGTACTACCTTGTAGCCAGTTTCTAATAATAATATAAGATCTATACCTGCTGGAAATGCTACTCCAGGAGTTACAGTCATAGTGTTTCCACTGTCTTCTGTATCAAAAAGTGAAAAAGAATCTGACGTTCCAAGTGGCATTCTTGCTGGTCTTTGTTCTGCTCTGTTGATTGCACCACTTGACGCTGTTGGGTCTTTTGTGAGTGCGGTCTTATCTTTAGTAATTACGTATGTGTAATCTCCTATAGTTGGACCATCTTCGTTGTATATGTCATAAACTAGTTCTGAGTTTTCGTATACTCTCAATATTTTGTGTACTTTTTTCCAAAGTGGAATATAGTCTACTTCTTGTCCAACAATTTCAAAAAATTCACGCTCATAATAAAAACCACCAGTTATAGAGTCAATGATTGCTCTTGCTAAATTTTCATATTCTGTGTATTTAGCAATTTCTGTTGCAGATGTTTGGTCATTTGCTGCTGCTAAAATTGTAGGACTTACGTATGGACGTTTTACTTCTAGATTATCTTCAACAACTATATCTCCACGATCTGCTACAACCATTCCGCTTTCTTCTAAATCTTCATAAATTGTAAGAGCATATGACTTATCATATTTAATAAAATCATCATCTAATGTATAAGTAACTTGCTTGCTAGCATTTGATGTTCTATAAGAAGTAGTTTCTGATTGCTCTGCGACATCTTCAACAACTATGACGTATTTAGCGTTAGCGTCTGGAACTGTATATTTAACAGTTAAAGGATATGGAGGTAGGCGTAGAATTGTTGACATTATGCTTTAGCGTAATAAGATGCTACTTCTTCAGGCTGTGCTATTCGTACTAACCTGTGAGTAAGCCACTTTTCCGATGCCTCCTTTGAGACTATGTTATACCCCACGCTTAATGCTCCCAAAGCATCCATATGAAGATTTCTATCTGAATACAGTGCTACTTTGTTTGTTAAGTCTTTGTTTTTACCTGCTTTTTCTGCAGTTTCTTCTGTTATTTCTGGCGGAATCCAACTAGCCAAGATTTCTAAAATTTCAAGTTTTGTGTTTGATTCAAATAATTCTATGTTATTTTTCTTTGCATATGCTTTTAGTGCCATAACTGTCTTATCTTTTAATTGATCCATTGTTAAATTCATTTTTTCTCCCATGCTCATCTGTAATTATACCATCAGAAAGACAATAAGGAGGACGGGTTTTATGCCGTCCTCCCTAGTACGTGATGATTATATTTTAGGAATCAGCACTATCTGAGTCAACATAAGCGACTGCATCTAGTTCTTCCCAAGCAAGACCAAATCGTACGAATACTGTGTATTCAATTGTGTCTTTCTTTGGCTTGTATTCACGGTTTACAGTGATGTCTCTCTGGAAGCCCCATACACGGTTAGAAGGGAATGTTAAATCAACATAACCTGCTGGGTAGTAAGGAACTTCTAGTACATCTACACCTAGTACACGAGTTGTACGTGCATTACCAAATGTCTGTGCAGCACCATCCATGTAATCTTGACGGTTTTGCTGTGTGCTACCAGTGCGATCAGAGAACGCTGCTGAGATAGCATCTGCTAATGTACCGTTGTTACGAACGATACCAGCAAAAGCATCAGTACCTGCGTAGAACTTAAGATTGCTCTTAAGTGCACGGTACTTACGAGGCATTGCTAATAGCAAGCCTTGCATTACTGATGTGGTAAAGTTGTTGTCTGATACTGTTGCAGCATATTCGTGAGCAGCATTTCCTACTGTTCCACGAGTTTGCTTTACGAAACCAGACATGATGGACAAGAAATCTCCTGTTGCTCCATCACCGTTGATAGCAAGATCTTCAATATCGTTACCGAATGCGTTGGTCATTAATCGTACTAGACGATCTTCCAATGCTCCGCCTTCAATATTGTCTTCAAGTGCTTCAGTTGCTACTTCCCAATCAAGACGAATCTTTTTTGTTGTTAGTTCAACCTTTGTAAATCTAGCGCCAGTGTTTGTGTAGTTTGGTGAGCCTTGTGATGCTGCACGAATTACACGCTCTCCGACGTTGACTTTTTCAATTTCCATGGTGTTTGCTCTCATGGTGACACGACGGCCATCTTTAGCGAGGACAGTTGCATCCCAGACGTAATCAATGAAACGTTGTGCTTGTTCAGGA